GGTGAGGAGCCTCGTTATACTATGACTAGTTTTAACAAGCAATTGACTTCCCCTAATATTGATCCAGTAGACTTACTAGATGCTAGTCCAGCAGTAAAGCTATTACTTTTGAAGAGTGGTGATACTATTATCAGTGTGGTTGAAGAGAGTATGTGTGGAACTAAACTTAAATTAAAAAATCCCCGAATAGCCGCTTTTATGCCTCCTGGGTCAATTACTACTACACCACCCCTTTGCTCAACATCATCTGACCTATGCTTATCTTCTTTACGATTGTATTTATGGATGCCTTTAGCGAAAACTAGAACTTTTGATATTACGATGGGCTATGTAGTTACTTCTACAGATCCCATAGATAGTTTAGTTGAAATCTACTTGGAGAGTGATAATGGATGAGACCGCAGTAAAAGTATTAATCCTAAAAAACAATAAAGTTTTGATAGGTAAGCTTAAAGAAATTCCTTCCGAAAATGTAATTCTGGGAGATCCAGACCATTACCTGATTGACCCAGTTTCCTATGATGAGAGCGCTGATCTAGACAAATGTATGGTAAGATATCCATCAAGGAGGTTGACTTCCGAGACCAAGTTTTTCATCCGATCAGATGATGTTTTTTTCGTAGCAACTCCAGATACTAAACTACTCGCAGAATACCTCGTTACTATTGGTGATTAATGTCTAAGAACAAATTCTACACGAATGTCCAGATGTATGGAAACTCTATCCTTCTCCGAGGATATGAGGACGGTAAGCGTTTCAATGTTAGGCAGAATAACTTCCAGCCCACATTGTTTGCTACTAGTAAACACGCTAGTGATTGGAAGACATTAGATGGAGAATATGTAAGGGAGATTCAGCCAGGTAGCATTAAGGAGTGTCGTGAGTTCATCAAAACCCACGAGAATATAGATAACTTCAATGTGTATGGTAATGAGAGATTTATCTTTCAGTTTATTGCCGACACATATCCTGGTGAGATTAAGTTTGATACATCTTTAATGAAGATGATCACTGTTGATATTGAGGTTGAATCAGAGCACGGATTCCCAGACCCAGAATCAGCAGCAGAAGAAGTCCTACTCATCACTGTGCAGGACTACAACACCAAGAAAATCATCACTTGGGGTCAAACCAAGCACGGTGACTTTGAGAACAAGCAGGATAATGTAGACTTCCGCCCTTGTTATGATGAGCACCACCTTCTAAACTCATTTATTGATTGGTGGTCACGGGACACCCCAGATGTTGTTACTGGTTGGAACTTGGAATATTATGATATTCCATACCTATGTAATCGTATTGAGCGCCTACTAGGCTCCAAGACAATGAAAACATTGTCCCCATGGAAGCTAGTATCCGAAGAGAAGCACTTTATCAAGGGGCAGGAGAAGCTTTACTTTGATATTGCTGGTGTTACTCAACTTGATTACCTGAACCTCTATAAGAAGTTCACATATACTAACCAAGAAAGCTATCGCCTAGACCACATTGCTGATGTGGAGCTGGGGCAGAAGAAGCTAGATCACAGTGAGTTTGAGACGTTCAAAGACTTCTATACAGATGGCTGGCAGAAGTTTGTTGAATATAACATCATTGACGTGGAACTAGTTGACCGTTTGGAAGATAAGATGAAACTTATCGACCTTGCCCTAACTATGGCGTTTGATGCCAAAGTAAACTTCCGTGACGTATTCTATCAAGTACGTATGTGGGATACTATTATCTACAACTATCTCCGTGAGAAGAATATTGTTATTCCTCCCAAGGTAAAGATTGATAAGGATGCAAAGTACGCAGGTGCTTATGTCAAGGAACCCAAGCCAGGTAAGTATGATTATGTTGTGAGTTTTGACCTTAACTCACTATATCCCCACTTGATTATGCAGTATGCGATCTCCCCAGAGACGCTTATTACTATGGATGATCTAAACATTATGATCCATAATGCACAGAATGATCCATCATATGACCAAGAGAAGCTAGAAGCTATGCTTCAAGTTAGGCAGCTATCAGGCAAGATTAATGTTTATAAGGTCTTGGATATGGAGCTAGACTTATCTCCATTGAAGGTTCTTGACTGGACTATGACTGCTAACGGTGCTATCTACCGTCGTGTTAAGGGAATGTTGCCCGAACTAATGGAGAAGATGTATGCAGAACGAGTTATCTTTAAGAAGCGAATGCTCGCAGCCAAACAGCTCAATGAGACGAAGCCTTCTAAAGCACTTGAAAAGGAGATCTCCCGCTGTAACAACATTCAAATGGCGAAGAAGATTTCTCTTAACAGTGCTTATGGTGCTATTGGTAATCAATACTTCAGGTATTTCAAACTAGCAAATGCCGAAGCCATCACATTATCGGGTCAGACATCTATTCGCTGGATTGAGAACAAACTCAATGGGTATATGAATAAGACGCTAGGTACCGATAAGGTTGATTATGTTATTGCGTCAGACACTGACTCAATTTATCTACATATGGGACCAATTGTTGATAAGGTGTTTGGTTCTAAGGATGTTTCTAAGGAGAAGATTGTTGACGCACTAGATGGCTTCTGTCAAGCAAAGATTGAGCCATTTATTGATAATTCATATCAAGAGCTTGCTCACTATGTGAATGCGTATGACCAGAAGATGCAGATGAAGCGAGAGAATATCGCAGATCGTGGTATTTGGACCGCTAAGAAGCGTTACATTCTGAATGTATGGGATAGTGAGGGTGTGCGTTATGCTCAACCTAAACTCAAAATGATGGGCATTGAGGCAGTTAAATCATCCACACCTGCTCCGTGTAGGTCAATGATTAAAGAGGCACTCAAGCTTGTTATGGTGGGCACTGAAGATGAGGTTATTGATTATATTGATAGTTGTAGACTTCAGTTTAAGATGCTTCCACCAGAGCAAATATCATTCCCAAGATCTGTTAGTGATGTTGTTAAATATAAGTCACCCGTAAGCATTTACGCTAAGGGAACTCCCATCCATTGTCGCGGAGCACTTCTATACAATCACTACATCAAAAAGAATGGACTAGATAAGAAGTACTCATTGATTAATAATGGGGAAAAGATTAAGTTCTGCTACTTAAAAGTTCCTAATAAGATTGGAGAGAATGTAATTTCATTCATCTCAGACTTCCCTAAAGAACTAAATCTGGAGAAGTATATTGATTATGATCTCCAGTTCAATAAGAGTTTCTTGGAACCACTAAAAATCATTCTTGATTCTATTGGTTGGAGTTCTGAGAAGACAGTTACACTAGAATCGTTTTTTGGATAATAATATGAATGATACAGAATTACTAGCACTAGATCTTTTTATAGAATCAGTTATCAAACCCGATGAGAGTTTGAGATCTCAAGCGAGAGATCAAAATTGTTTAGATGAATTGATCAATATTCGCATAAATGTGTTAGAATACCTCTATAAACTTAGGAGAAAATCTAATGGCACTGTCTAAGAGTGTGTTGGAGTCCTTAGAAGAGGCTCAAGGCGCACTCAGAAATGCCCTAGCATATGCTGCTAGGAATGAGCGTCCTATCATATGCGAAAGCATTGCTAAGATCCTCAGTTCTATTGATACTATTGAGTCTAGTGAATCTATTATGGATAAGCTAGACAAATTTAAGAACACAGGTGGAGATGGTGAAAGCCCATTTGGTAAATTTGACTTTTAAAACTAACTATGGATTTTCTAAAGGATATTGTAAATGAAATTGGTGGCGACTACTCTAAGATTGCGTCAGACATTGACGAAACAGAAACATTCGTTGATACTGGTTCGTTCATCTTTAATGCTCTTGTATCTGGGTCTTTGTACGGTGGTGTTTCTGGCGACAAAATTACTGCAATTGCTGGGGAAAGCTCTACTGGTAAGACTTTTTTCTCACTCGCCGTCGTCAAGAACTTTCTGGATTCTAATCCCGATGCATCTTGCATTTATTTTGATACTGAAGCAGCAGTCAATAAGTCACTTTTATCATCACGTGGTATCGACCTCAACCGTTTGGCTGTCGTCAATGTCGTAACAATCGAAGAGTTCCGCACCAAGGCACTTAAGATTGTAGATATGTATCTAAAGACACCAGAGGCAGACCGTAAGCCCTGTATGTTTGTCCTAGACTCACTCGGTATGCTCTCCACTAATAAGGAGATCAACGATGCTCTAGACGATAAGCAAGTCCGCGATATGACCAAATCACAGCTAATCAAAGGAGCATTCCGTATGCTAACATTGAAGCTGGGTCAAGCCAAAATCCCAATGCTCGTTACTAATCACACATATGACGTTATCGGTGCTTATGTTCCTACAAAGGAAATGGGTGGTGGCTCTGGTCTTAAGTATGCCGCTTCTACTATCATTCATCTCTCAAAGAAGAAAAGACTGCTAAGTCGCGTTTAAGTAAAGAGAATATGGACGTAGGTGTCCGTTTGTATTATGATGAGCGAGGACTTGATAAGTACTTCGGTCTTCTAGAGCTAGGTGAAAAGGGTGGTATGTGGAAGAACGTTGCTGGTCGTTACGATCTAGGCGATGGTAAGAAGATCTACGCTAAAGCCATTCTCAAAGACCCCGAGCAATACTTCACACCAGAAGTTATGGAAAAGCTAGAGGTAATTGCTAAAGGAACATTCTCATACGGAAACTAATTAGGACATTTAATGGAACGAATTGAAAACCTTATTCTACGATCATTAGTATATAATGAAAACTACTCACGAAAAGTCATTCCATTTATTGAACCTGACTATTTCCACGATTCATCAGAGCGAGTCCTCTTTGAGGAGATTGCCCAATACATGGTCAAGTACAACGCTCGTCCATCTAAAGAAGCACTTGGAATTGAGGTAGAGGCACGTAATAACCTCTCTGAAACCGATGTTCAGAATATACGTACAATCCTCTCAACCTTTGAGGATGTAACAGGTACTGATGAGTGGATGGAAGATACCACAGAAAAGTGGTGTAAGAAGCAAGCAATCTATAACGCTCTTATGGAGTCCGTAGGTATTGCTAATGGAGACAGTAAGCAGAAGACAGAGGATGCTATTCCCAGTATTCTCTCAAGTGCTCTTGCGGTCTCCTTTGATAGTAATGTAGGACACGACTACATTGAAGATGCCTCCGATCGTTTTGACTTCTATACACGTAAGGAAGACAAGATTCCATTTGATATTGAGCTACTCAATAAGATCACCAAGGGTGGTCTAACTAACAAGTCACTCAACATTGCCCTAGCTGGT